GATACATCCCCAAATCCGTCTTGTCAGCTTCCGACATAGGTATGCCGGCACGCATCATTCCGGCATACAGGCTCAGGATCATTTCTTCCGGCGTCAGCCGCCGATCATCTCCATCATCGGATCCGGCGCCAGAGCCGGCTTGGGAAAATTTACAATCTGATCATGCACATATCCAATAACGGCATTCAGCATTCCAGGAATCAGAATGTATGCGCTGCCCTTGTAGCCGTCCATCAGCTGATCGCAGGTGAAGGCGTTGCCGAAACAGCTGCAGATGAACTCCAGGCATCTTTCCAGCAGATCCTTGGAATACTCTCCGTTAGCTTCGGAATATTCCTTGTAAAGGTCATACGCCAAAATGGAATTGCGCAGGTTTACGCCGGCTGCGCGGAAGGTTTCTTCCTTGCCGCCAACCATCAAATTGATCTGAATCATTTTTATTTCTCCTTAAACAAGAATATAGGGGCTGCCATCTGGCAGCCCCTATTCAATTAGGTGGTTTCTTCAGAATCGGCCGCCTGCTTACTCAGCTGCAGCTCCTTCCGTGGAAGGTTCGTAAACCTGCTGGAAGAAGGTGCCGATAACCTCTGCAGCCTTTTCAGACTTATCGTTTACAACGCCGCGGATGTTCTTATCGCTGGCACGGGGAGCGAAAGAAGCGGTCAGGGTCGGGGTCTGCCAGTTTACAGTGCCCTTCTCTCTGGTGCGGAAGGTCTGATCGCTGGGAGCAAACTTGCCCTTGTAGAGCCACATGTAATCGTAGCTCTTATCGCTGCGCATGGTCTTGAGGCCCATGGCAACATAGGGGGCAACGTCTTCCGCATTCTCAAGGCGCACGCCATTGGAATCAATGGTATTGCCCAGCAGGAAGGCGGTACCCTCATCGCCCAGGGAGGCCATGGTCAGGGAAAGATCGAAGCCGTCCAGGGAATTCAGGATATCGTATGCGGTCACGTTATCCGCGCCCAGCACTTCGTTGGTCACGTTGGCAGTCAGGGCAACCTCGATAACGCCGGGCGCCTCATGCACTTCGGTTTCGTAGGTGGTGCCGGTGGTTTCGTCAGTAAGCAGCTTTGCAAAGCATACATTGCTGACGCCGATCAGAGTGCCGATCTTCTTAAAAAGAGTAGACATTTGCTATTCCTCCTCACTTATACTCGATATAGATCAGATCTATACGTTTGTGATACTGGAATTCCCCGCTGCGCACATCATCCAGATCGCACACGCGGGGAATCAAAAAGTCGTGCTTTTCAAGCACTGCATTCAGCCGGTCAAGCTCTGCATTGATATCCGTTTTGCCGAACATGTGTATATACAGGTTTTTCTGAACGGCCACAGGGGCGTCATCAGCAGATAGCGCTACACTGTCCGTGGTAACGATGTATGTGCAAAACTTGTCGGGAATGGCTGGGTATTGCTCCGTTTGCTTCCATACCTGCAAAAATCCGGGGATCTCTGCTTCCTGGAAGATCTGAGCCATAATCTGGTGAATCGTCATAATCCTCGCATCAGCTCCTCCATAATGGCGTCAACCACCGCATCCTCCGTGCTTTCCACGGCAGGCTCCAGGAATGGATGGGCCGGTGCAGGCTTCGGGCCGCCGTGTCCGCGTTCAACCAGGTGCGCATGGGCTGCTTCCGGATAGAAGGTGCCCACCTCCACGGCGTAGCGGTCACGGGTCTTTTTGCGGCGGCCGATCTTCAGCGCCCCTTTCAGCTCACCGGTTCGCACCGGTGCGCTTTCCTTTGCGGCACGCAGTACAATTTCTGCGCCGGCAGTCAGGGCTTTGGTGGCATGCTGGCCAAGGTTTCCTACAGCATCCAGCTGCCGAATCACATCATTCATGCTGGCGGCGTCAACATTGAAATTTATGTGGCCCATACTATTCACCTACACCCACATCATAGCTCACTGCCCGAATCCGCATATAACATCCGGCCCAGGGCGTGGGATCCACAAATTCCACTTCATAACGGCGGCCGCGAAAATTCACAGCCGCCGCCGTGGTTACATCTGTTCTCCAGCGTACAATCAGCTGCAGGGTTTCGATCGCACGCTCAGCACCGTCTGTGATTTCATCGCGGCTCTTGGCCGCACGCACAGCAGCGCGGGTGCGTATGATCTTATCCGGCCCCTTTATGTAGTGATTGTTCGCGTCTGTTTCCAATGTGGGGATCAGGATCTGCACATTGTATTTCAGCTCGCCGGGGTCTACATGTGCCATATCTTCACCAGCTCTCTTTCAGCTGATGAATAATGCCGCTGATGCCAAACGGCAATTCATCCTTGGCAATCTCAGAACCCAGCGGAATGCGTTTATCATGGTAAAACGCAGCCAGCTGATACACGCCCAAATCATACAACGGATCAGCCTCTTCCGGTTCTTTAACGCCAGCCTTTTTGAAATACCGCTTTGCAGCATCTAAATACAGCTGGAGCTTGCTGTCGGTCGTGTCGGCATCAATAATGGCGTGATCCCGAAGTCCGTTCAAATCCGCCATGCTGCCACCGCCTTATCAGCCGCGGGTGCCCAGGGTAACAAAGGGGCTGCGCTCGGTCGTGCCCTTGTAGGCGGAAATCTTGTTGCTCCAGATCGGCTTGCCGCCGCAGCGGTAGGTGAACTTGAAAGCCATCTCATCCTGCAGGAAACGTACATGCAGGGAGGTCTGTGCGTTCATGCCGCCCTTATCAATCCAGCGGTACTGGCTCAGATCCAGGAAGTTGATGTCACCGGCAGTACCCAGGGCGCTTGCCTGTTCGATCGGAACGATCGGGCGGCCCAGCAGCAGGCCATTGGGGGCAGACGCAAGGCCGCCTGCGGGCACATAAAGCGGAACGCCGAAGTTTGCGGTGGTTTCGCCGGCTACGATGCTGCCGGTGTTCATCAGGATCTGCATCAGTACGATCTCCAGATCCTGGTTGATATACCACTTTGCATTCTTGCGGTTGCGTGCCGGCATGGCGTTGAACATCTTCAAGATGTTGTTCAGCACCAGGCTGGCTGCGGCCTGATCGGCTTCCTTTGCAACGGTTACCAGTGCGCCGTTACCGCTGTGCAGAATGCCCTGGGGCATGCCGCTGCCAGTACCGTTCAGGATACCGTCATCAATCTTGAAGGTGAATTCATCTGCAAAGCCCTGGGCAATGTAGCCGCCCATGGCCGGCAGATCTTCCAGCATTTCCTCAGTTGCATAGCACACGCCGGTCAGCTTGTGCAGATCGGTCTGGTTGGGCTTGAACTTCATCTTGGTGGCGGTATAATCGCCGGCTTCAGCGGTCCAGTATGCCAGCAGACCACCGTTGCGGCCCTTCACATCAGTGCTGCCGTCCTTGCGGGTTTCCTGGTCGATCTCATTCACGATCAAGCGGTTGCCGCTGATCGGGATGCGGGTAACTTCCGGGAAGAGTACGGATTCGCTCTGTGCCACGTTCAGCAGTTCAGCTGCGTAATCCGGGGGCACCAGATAGCCGCCTTCGCTGTCGGTGGTCAGGTTCTGGCCGCTGGCTGCGCTGCGTACATTCAGGTATTCAGCCAGGCGGGGATCTACCACGGGGTTTTCGCGGTTGGATGCGCGGGCCACTACGCTGAAGAAGTCACCGGAACTCTTGAACTTGGAAGCTGCAGCCTGGATGCCGTCCACGTGGGCCTTCATCTCGGTAACATTCTGGCTCTGGGCCTCCATGGCTTCATCCATGGCTTCCCTGAGAATAGATGCGCGGGCCTTCAGGCCTTCCAGCTCATCCATCTTCGCCTGCAGCTGCTCCTGGCTGGAGGCGTTGTCGTTTGCCAGGGCAATGCCTGCTTCCCTGCAGCTCTTGATTTCCTTGGTAACGCTTGCAAGCTGGGCGCGGATCTGTTCGATGTTCTTTACGATTGCTGCCATGATTCATTCCTCCTCAAAACAGGCGCGGAAAAACGCCCTCATTACGTTGTTGTTTTCGGGTTTGGGTTCGGGTTCGGCCTTGGAGGCCACATATGCCTGGAGGTAATCCGTTTCACGTTCCAGGCAGCTGTTTACGCGCACATCAGCTGCGGCCTTCATCCATTCCTTGCCGGATTCATCCTCATTCAGAATGGAATCGGCAAAGCCGTTTTTGATTGCCGTCTGCGCGTTCATGTAGGTACCCTGGTCCTCGATCAG